CGTTTACCATTACGCTTTACGTGTGTATACCCATCTTTGGTCTTAAAATAATTTGTGACTTCCCAGCAATCGTTTTCGTTTACGGTGTACTTTATAGCCTTCTGATTCTGTGCATAGGTTGAAGGCTTATACGTTGGTTCTTCAAAGATAAGTTCTTCCATGTTAACACCCCTTTATCTAATAAAACCAACGAAAACAAAAGTTGCGCAGGTATGTCAGACAAAATCAAAGTTAAAGCTAGGTGGCTCTTGATAAGGGTTCTTAATACGTTCAGCAGCGATAAGTGCATAGTTTAGTGCGGCAACTGAGTGATCCTCGCCAATACGGGTTGCTGTCTCATAAACAACGTCATCTTCTTCAACGGTCATTATTCGTGTGTTCTTAAGATGCTTAAGAATTAAAAGCATGTCTTCGTCCATCTTCCAGAATCCAATACCACGAGCTTTAATTGTGTGGAGCATACGTTGTACTTTTAACGTTTTGTCAACTGTTACTAGTCTAGCTGTTTCATTCCAACTATCCATCGGCTTTGATTTACCTTTGTACGTTTGGTAACGACATGCCCAAGCTCGCCCTTTAAACAACTGCATAAGGTAACTATTTCGGTCAGCCCCGTAACCTTCATCTGCTACGATTATGTCAGGGTCATATGGGTAAAGACTTGCAGCCAGCTTACCTACAGCGTCAAGTGGCTTGTTTGGGTTGTCTTCAAATTTGAGTAGTCGTATCAAGTCAACTTGTCCATCTTCTTTGATTCCAAGAACACAACAGTAGTTTACTTTATTCCAGTCAACCCCTGCTACTATCTTGACATATTGCTGTCTTGAAAACACAGGACCTTCTAGTCTCGTTGAAGCAAGAATATCATCCTCAACGATTAACAAACCCTCACTAGCAAAAGGAACTCCAACAACGTAATTGTAGAATAACTGTTTTGACGTGTAAGAAAGCTCACGACGCTTAACGTCATCCGCGGTAATCCAGACAGCATCAAGCTGAGAAATGTGATAGCCACGCAACCCTTTTCTACTAGGGTATGCGGCAACCCACTCACCTTTCCAACGGTCAAGAGGTTCTTTACATTTCTTACACACAAAAATGAAAGTTCCATCTTCAACGGTGTCATTCATAATGTCAACACCTTTAGGGTTTATCTGGATGATGTTGTCGATGTAATCCATTACTTGCCACTCGTTACACTTCTCACATTTATGGTGGTAATAATGCTGATCTGACTTTTGGAAAAGCGCGTCAACTCCACGTCCAGGAATAGTTGGTGTTGACCAACGACGAATCCAGCCGTAAGCAGAAGACTTCATACCCTCTTTAAAAGCAGTCACGACATCTTCAGACTGTCTGTCAATTTCATCCATAAACAACCCGTCAATATCTGCACCCTCCGCGAGTGCGCTTCCCCAACCAGAACGGAACATCATAAAGCTGTTTCTTATCTTTTTAACTTCTAGTGAATCTACAGAAGGGTCAAGGATCTCTTGGAAATACTTGTTCTCTTTAAGAACTGGATTTAAACGGGTTTTTACAAAGTCAACAATCTGTCTAGCTCGTGGGAACGTCTGCATCGTTTTTACGTTCTCTTTCGAGTCAACAAAGTGTACGTTCTCAATAACACCTAACTCAGACAATCCCAGCTGACGTGACTTTCTCACAATTTTGTCGGGGTGTTGGTCGTCCAGTATCTGAACCTGCCAAGGTCTATGCAAACGGAACCTCTTTGGGTCACCACCCTTTTTTATATCAAATGTTATCGGTTTACTACGAATCGTATAATGCTTTAAAGCGTATAACGAAGCAGTCTCCCGAATCATCATTTCTATTAGCTTACTTTCGTTCATGCCTTCTCATCCCCTTCAGTTTCGCTTCTGCCGCTTTTTGGGTTATTAAGGAAGGCTAAGTCTTCTTCATCAAAAATAACGACGTTGTAGCCCTCTCTGTACGCCTTAACCAAGATGTCAGTTATGCCCAACCCTTTTCGGTATGCTACGTCACCACAAGTTTCACAAAAGAAGAATGGTGCGTTTGAGATAAGAATATTTTCTGTACCAATTTTATGTTTGACTGCGCCCGTAACTTCCCACATGTCCACGTTACAAGCTTTACACGTAATCTTGAAGTATCTTTTCATGGGAACACTCCTATAGTCGGTTTATTAACAATATCGTTTTATGTACCAAATAAAATTGTGCAGCAAAAAACCACGTGTTTCACGTGGTTTAGATTGATAGCTTATAGCCGAATGATTCAGCACGCTCAATAGCGTTTGCGTAAGCTAGCTGCTTGAAGTAGTCAGCATTTTTCTTCTCATATTGCTCGTGTGAACCTGTGATTAACACATCGTTCGAAAGCTCCATGATACAGAAAACGCGTGCGCCCTCACCTTCAGGAGTACCGTTGTTCTCAACAGCATACGATACGTTTTTAATCGTAAGTACGTGAGCTTCATACTCATAAGGGTAAAGAGTAGGACCTGCTGTCTTAACGTCACCATTCTGTGGTTTATAGTTCATTGCCATGAAAATCACCTCCATATTAAAATCTCGTCAGTTAACCCTCTTCATTTTGTGCGTTCATACTTAGAGCTAACTTGCGCATTACTTCTTCAAATTCTGGTGTGTCTTTGACTGCTTCGTATTGCTCCGTAGAGACTTCTTCAATATCAGTCGTATGCTCAATTTTCTCAGTAGCTTCTCCATATAGTAGCAATCCAAGTTTAACCAGTTTTTCATAATCACCGACGTTATCAATTTTAACTTCACCACGTCGTAAACGCTTATCAAAGTCTTCAAGACCAAAAGCAACGGTATTAGTCACTTCCTCTTTAAATGCCTTCGCTTTATCAGGATTTTCTTGAAGTCGCTTACGTAGGCGTTTAATACTACCACTCACGTAGCCGTTTGGATACATTTCATTCATCCCCTTTATATCGTTTTCCGGATCGTTTCTTAATTGGCTTTACAGTCGGTTCATCATCTTCGTACACACTGTATTTGTCTTCACAACGGTCACAAAGATAATCGGTTGAGTGTTTAGGTATGATTCTCCCACAGATGCAACAGTTATAATTCATTCCGTCTCTTCCTCCTCCTTGCGTTACACGGTTTACCGTGCTGGCAAAAGTAAAATTCTAGTTCGTTTATTTTAGCTAGCTTCACCATTTTGGTTCTCCAAAGCTCTCCATCCGTCGGGCTAATGTGGGTTAATGGAGTTCCACAGTGTGCGCACAGGTGGTAATCGGCTGAGCGTCCTGGCTTTACTAGTTTTGCTACTCCTTGGTATCGTCTTGTCAACGGCAACATCTCCTAGAAATATATACCTAAAATATCGTAATTTGGTACTAGTTGATTTATTTGTGCTAAAAAAGCTGAGTTTTCACTCAGCTTTCGGTAGGTCAGCATATTTAGCAGTCCATTCCATGAACGCTTCCTCGTTTTGTTCGTCAAGCGCTTTATTAACATAGTAGTCGATAAGTCGTTTTTGGTTCTGTCTTTCCAAATCGTTTACTGTAAGCTCCATCTTACGTTTCTCACGCGTCGAAACTTTATGGTGGGGATTATCTTCCAGAACTTCGTAAAACTTCGCCTGCATAATGCTCGTAAGTTTAAGTTGTACATACAGTTTCTCTTCTCGGTTTAAGCGAATATCATGGAATGCTTTTTCAGCATCTGCGGTGCTAATCGTATTCTTGTAGTAACGGAAGCTCTCAGTTTCAGCTCTTAAGTCAGCAGCATAAATTCCTCGGTCTGTTTCTTGGATTGATTCATTTACAAATACTACGTTTTCAATTAGTTTGTCGTTGCTTAAGATGTAATTAAAAATCCAGTTTACTTCGCGCTTAAAGTGACCTTCTTTTAACACCAATCGGATAAAGTCTTTCTTTGCACCTGCTGGAATTTTTACTGACATCGTCTTTTCCTCCTCAGTCTAGCTCTGCTAGAAAGTATTTTTTCGTTACAACGATAGCGTCAATTTTACCATTTTGTTGTCTTAGGTACTCTTCAATTTCATGAGGTTTCGCATCGGTAGCTAGCATAATAGAATTATATTCTCCACCGTTGCTATAAGCTTCTTTAAGTGAGATACTTGTTACCATATCCATTTCTACCTCTTTAACGTTCGCAGCTGGGATAGCGACAACACCGTGTGAAGGGAACTCGACAACGTATTGGTTCTGCGCAACTAAGTCTAGCAATACAGTACCTTTCAAACCAACGTACTTTCGAAGCTCGTGACGAAGGTGAGTTGACTTTGTTTCAACGATTTTAACCGCTTTGGTAGTTAGCTTTTTGAAACCTTCTTCTGGCTTAGTAAATGCTTGAAGCACTTTCTCTTCTTTAATACGATAGTTGAAATCAGAGACACGGGCTGGCTGGTCAGTAAATACCATCGTGTAAAACTCGTCATCTAGGTCTTTATCAAGGATGAACTTAATTCGGTGTTTCTCAGCGTAACGCTTTACTTCAACATCTACACAAACCGCTTGGAAAAGTCCTTCTCCTAGCTCGATACCATGTAAACGGTTTTGGTGTTTCATGAGGATCTTCTTAAGTGACATCAGGTTATTTTGGACTAAAGTATTCATTTTTCTTTTCCTCCTATTAGGTAGCTTAAGTAACTTACACCTAATAAAAGAAGAAACACCAAGAATTTACCTCTTGGTGTTCAACAATTTATTCTGGACGTTTTAGCACGTAGTAACAACACCTGTTTTCTTATCACACGCAAGCTCTCTCTTTCCATCAGCATCATCGAACACCCAAGAGTAATAGTATTTCTCATCACGGTCATCGTAGAACTCCAAATCATCTTGCTGGGCTTTAGTGTAAAGCTCGTCCAGTCTCTTCTGTAGCCGGTTTCGTATCTGCTTTTCGGATAAGGGCTTTTTCATCAACTTCCACCCCTTCCGCAACCAACTTATCAATCATCAACGTAATCTGCTCCAACGCAAACGAGTAAGCATCTTCAACGGATACAGCACCTTCATCTATTTGAACGTTCTCAAGGAACTTCGCAACTTTCGTATAAAAATCAAGTTCATCTATTAAAACAGGTATTCTGCCCTTCACTTCGCGATGACCTCCTTAGCACCCATACCAGCCAACGTAAAGTCCGTAACCGGATTTAGTACGATAATTCTGTCAAGTAGCTTAATAAGCTCGGCACAAGTCATAGAAACCTTTAACGCGCCACCCTCTACTTTGACTGCTCTGCGTAAACCTTTCGTCGGACGATAAACTTCCATAAACGGAGTTCCTTCACGAGTTTCAACATACGCTACAAAGTCGGCTCCAGTTACCCAGAAATTTTCACTTACCGCGATAGTTCCAGCAAACACCTTAACAGTTTCCCCAGTAAACTTCTTGTAGTTTTTACCTTCTACTTGTCCAAACGCTGTTTTCTTCATCATGTTAATCACTCCATTTTCTTAAGTTTTTATCTTACGTTATACTATACGTACTGACAGGTTGACCGGATTACACAAATTACAAAATATTTACAAATTTTCCGAAAATAAAAACAGAGCCGTTACAAAGGCTCTGTCTGCATACACCTAGTATCCTAGCATGTTTCTTGCGTTCTCCATGTGAGAATAGCTATTGTCACTTATATCAACTAACTGATTATACCTTACATTCTTGCCCTCCGCTAGAGGGGCTACAGCCCACGCGGTTTTATCAACCATCTGTCTAAGGTATTCTGTACCAACCTGCAATGCGTCGTATCCTTCTTGGTACTCGTCAGGAATCGGACCGCCATACTCTTCTAGTTGAGCACAAACGTTTTCTAGCTCTCCAGTTTTCGCTCCAACGCGCTCGTAGAAGTTAGGATCCTGAAGCACCATTATATTGTCAGCAGCTTCGCCAAACAACGCGTCGTACTCGTCAAATAATTTAAAATACTGTTCAACCAAAGGCTTGTGATACGCGTTAAATAGTTGTTCAGGCGACTCTTCCCCTGTCATAACCGTTTGTGGCGTATCCGAAACCTCTTCCTTACCACACCCGATTATCGAGGTGGTTAACAAACCAATTATACCTCCAGCAACCAAAAGCTTTTTCATAATCTCTCTCCCCTTTCTTTATACTATATTCATCTCACAATTCAAATATAACTGATTTTTTAGCACAGTTCAACATAAATGTTCAGAATTTGACAAAATAAAAAAGCACCCGTGAGGGCGCTTACGTTTACACGGTAGTTCCATTTGCGTCAACCCAAACAGCTGCTGTTGTCACAGCCCCATTCGCGTCAAGTGTCGCTCTCGTCTTGCAGTTTATTGGTTTATTGATTGTTGTATCAAAGTATTGTTGTCCAACTGTCGGGTTAGCCGGACGCAGCCCACTTGTTCCAGCTTCGGCATCGTAGTTCACATTCCGACTTTTTACCCATGTAACAGGCTGAACCAAAGTCGTTATAGTCTTCGTTGTACCATCAGCAAATAAATTACCAACAGTGCTCAAAAGAGATACAACGTATTTTACTCTTATTCCAACAGTTGCTATGGTTCTGAAAATGTTGTTGTTAAGCATTAAACGCCCAATATAAATACTATCCGTTTGGACGCCAATGTCAACTGCTACAAATTTATTACCACACACTGATACGGTGTTATAGTTAGAAGAAGGACACCTCACGACAATACCTGTGCTAGTAAGATTCCGCAGGGTGTTATTATCTGCTATAATTAACCCATCACCATTAAGGTTCATACCTATTGCGCCAGTATCAATTGTGTTTCCTCGTGCCTCAATATTTTCTGACTCGGTTATCAGAACAGAGTGAATAACACCACCTTTGTATATTTTGTTGTCATTAAATGAGACGTTCTTACATTGTTGGAGTCTAACAAGATTATCATAAGTCGGTGCTGTCGGGTTGGAAAAGCGGTTATCCGAAACGGTTACATCCGTATGTCTTGCTGTTGTTTCGGATGTTGAGCTAATAGGGAAGTAACAGTCAACAAAGTGGTTGTTCATAACTGTAATACGTTCACAAGCTAGTGGTGTCGCGTCGTAGTTATTCCGGATGTCAATAACTGCATCGATGTCTGTTCCAATATTTTTAAAAACATTTCCTTCGATAATAACGTCTTTTGAACCCCTAACGACGATAGCGTTGTTGTCGCTGTTATTAAACGTGTTGTTAGCTATTATACCATCGCTCGCCCAAAACGCTATCTCTTCAGCCCAAGCGTTGTTAAATTCACAATTTGTTATTTTTAGGTTTCCACTAGTACCCTTTACAAGGATACTAAGGTAATCAGCGTCCTCAAATCTGCAATTGCTAATGACAGCACCTTTTCCAATAAAATCTAATAGTGCACCATTCTCTCCTGTTTCCCCAGTGAACCCCTTACCTGTGCCATAAAATGATATTCCGGATATCTCAGTGTTCTTTCCACTAATATACATCAATCTCAACCCTTTAGTCACTTGGGTAATTGAACAGTTATCTTTACCTGAGCCACTAATTTTGAGATTTTTAGTCGCTGGTGATGACAACGCTGTTTTAATTACACAATGAGTGTTAGGTGGAAAATAAAGAGGTAATCCGCTTTCCACAGCTTTTCTTAATGGAGCATAGTCATCTGTAGGGTTGGGGTTTAAGCTACCATCTGACAAGTACTTGTTGCCAACAACTCCGAACCACTTAACGTTTACACCTCGTTGTTCTAGGTCAGTCCAAACACCCCAGTTTATACTGCTATACGCAGAGGTACTTCCTATCTTTGTTGTTAACTCACCCTGCGTCACCGCGTCAAATCCCAAGTCTTCTTCATTTGGTCTTAAAGTCATTTGTATCACTCCTTTGTTTAACTTACTAAAAGTAATATAGCAAGCGTTACAAAGGCGTTTTGTTGTGTTGAAAAAGCAGGGTATAAAACCCTGCCCGTCACTTTATTCTGTTACAGCTTCTGCCTCAGCTTCTTCAGCTTCCATACCGCGCTTAAATTCAAGCACATCGTCATTGTAAAGGTCAAGCTTGTCTTCGTTAATCCAGATAGTAGTAGCCGTTTTATCCTTGGCGAACGTCGTTTCCTTCGTTTCAACGTAATCCTTCTTCATAAGGTGGCCAAGAGCACCTTTGATTTGGTTCGGCTTTAGGCTGGTGTAGTCCGACACATCTTCTAGGGTCGCGTCAGAGAACGAAGGGTGGTTGCCTTCTAATAGAACGTACACAGCATCAAGTACACGGGCTTGGAGTTCTGTTAATTCACCTTTATCAACTAGGACTTCGATTTTCTTATGCGTAAGGTCTAGCTTTGGCGTTTCGGCTTTCGCTGACTTCTTATACTTCTTTTCGTCGGCTACTCGTTTAATAAAGTTCGCTAAACGCGTTTCAGAAATGTCGTCACCGTTAACGTGGTAGACACCTTCAAATTCTTTTAATACTGCCTTTACAGCTTCTTCAGGTGACATATTCTTTTCCACCTTATACTCTACAGCCGTTTCAGTAGCCTTTTTGCGGTTATTCCATTTAAAGTTAGTCATTTTATTCTCTCCTTTGGGTTTTAAAGTAGTTTTCTTTTCCTTCTTACCCTTAGTGTATACAGGAGAGCTTGACTCTATACCTTCTTTTTCAACATTTTCTGATTTCACTAATTCTGGCTCCCAACGGTCTATATAAGATAGAAGCGCGTTAACCTCGTTCTGAGCCTGTTCATATTCGTCTTTAACACCGGAATTAATCATCGCGTGGTTTACGTGACCATTCTCTCCAAACGTTGCTAGAATCTCCTTAGCTTCTTTTACAGCGAAGCTTAACGGAATATCATCGTATTCTTTAAAGCTACCATTCTCAACCGCGTTTTCAAAAGCAAAGTGAAGCTCGTTAGGGATACCAACTAAGTGTTTCATAAATTAAACCTCTCCTTTTTCGTTTCTCAGTTTATTATATTCAGCTTACACATTTAGTATACCCCTAGTGAGCTTCACAATTCAACAACTATTTTAAGGGTTGTACAAAAACTTAGTAAACGCGTTCAATCGCTAGATAACTACTTGTAATTGCTATTGACGCGTTTCCTGAGGTGTAATAGTAAATTTCCAGTACATCGTTTGCTTCTAGGGGAACTGTAGCGTTTCCTGACGCTGTAGACCAAGCTACAGCTGTTGACCCATCGTACATGCGTCTTATTTCTACCCCGTTTTTGTATAGCAGCAGCAGTGTTCGGTTGCCTGCTGTTTGGCTATCCCAAGCCAACGCAGCTGAAACCGCATACACACCACTCTTTTTAGCTCTGAACTGTCCAGTTGTCATTTCTCCCAGTTTGTCTGTTGTAAAACTATTGAAGTTGGCTCTCACCTGTGAACCAACGGTAACAGTTTGTGCCGAGGGGAACTTGGCAACTACACTAGAAAAATTGTTTCCGTTGTTGATTCCCCTGTTACCATAGCTTGAGTCGTTTTTGTGTAACACGCTGTCATTATAAAACGAAGTGAAGTAGACTATACTTCCACTTATATCGTTTCCATCAGCAGGACTGTTTAGTGTTCTAACTGGAACCCCTTTGTTAGTGTGCAAAACGTCTCTTTTGTGAGTGTTGCTGGCAATCTTGTTGGCTGCACACGAGTCCATATAAACGTCGTCCTTTGCGGAGTCTCGTCTGTTGTTATTCGAGAAGGTGTTGCCTGTTATTGTGTTAGAGTGACAGTTCGTCATCTTTATCCCCTCGTCCATTTGTCTCCAAAAAGTGTTACCGTTTACTGTGGACAGACGCATTTTTGTTGCATTTAATCCAATGCCAGAATCGATAGCATCGTAAGAACCATCAAAATAGTTGTCGTTTATTTTAAGTATCTCAACGTCATAGTTACTCAATGTGTCCTCTACCCATATCGCGCCTTTAACACTGGAACCTACAAGTTGATTACGTGTGACATGCTGCGAGGGCTTAACGATATGAATAGCAAATGAACGAGTATGTCCCCAGATTTCACATAAGTCAACAGCTGAATCTGTGCTCTCAATCTTGACACTTGAACTCCGTAACTGACAGTCTATAACTTTGTTTACAAAACAGTTACCTGTATAACCAGACTTTCTCGAAAAATAAACCCCTGCAACTTCCGTCTGTGTTCGGTCATAAGCACTTATAGTGACTCGGCGAACTGAGCAATTAAACGCGTTGGCAAACTCGATAGTGTACTTGTCTTTAAACACCGTAGAGTGATCATTAATGTATACCTCAGATATGGAAGCTTCACCGATACCCTTTGTTGGATCAAATACCCCAGGACTTACAAACGCAGAATAGTTACCGCGTGTGACTATAAAACAGTTTCCCTTCCCTGAACCTTCAATACTTACACCGTCTTTTAGAATCACAGCATTAGCAAAATAGTGTTCAACGTTCGGCTTAGGAATGTACACTTTACCTCCTGTGGAAGGCAGTGAATTTACTGCATTTTGTACTATTTCAGCTGCGTTCTCCACACCGTCACCTTTTAAGTTAGCGACAACTGAAACTTTTGATAAAATATTTATTTGATTAAGCATCTCCCCAGAAACTGAATCAAATTCACCTTTGTTAACTGGATCAAAGTCCATGTAATCTTCTCTTGGTCTTAAAGTCATAGATATCACTCCTTTAGTTAGCTTACTAAAAGTAATATCTATTCCCCTTGACCAAGGTTTTGTTGTGTTGAAAAAGCAGGAAGTCAACCCTCCTGCTTTGCTACCAGTTTACCCTCTTTAATTGTTAGGACTTGAACCACCTTCCAAGAGTCACCGTCTTTCTTAATCCTCTGAATCATGTAGCTTACCTCCATACTGTTCCACTACCGAATAGAAAGCCATTACATTTACAATAACCCCAACCGCGATTATTGATAATAACACATTAACTGCTGGGATTCCAACTATCGCTTGCATAACGCCCGTAAAAGCTAGTAAACAGACAACCGTAAATAAAAACCAACCAAACCGTCCCATCTTTACCCTCTCCTTTTATTTTTATATTATTCGTGTCGTTACTTAATGATTACTCTTTTTCATGGTTTTTAAACACATCTATATTACAAGGGGTACAGGAATAATGCGAATAAAACGCGAACTCACTACCCTTTTCATCAATATCTTGGTCGTTGTTCCAAATGAGGTTTTCCCCACACTCTGGACATTTCATGTTGTTACCTCCTTTTAAAGCTCGCTACGATTTCAATGATGTCTAGGATAATATCCGCTATCTTTTCTGCCTTCGACTGACGGTGTCTGCGTCTGCGTTTTAGTCTCATTGGTAGAACCTCCAGCTGTCGTTCTCTTCTTTTCGTCGTTGGTCACTACGTCTCAAAAAGTCGATATCAGGCATCACGTCAGGAACCTCTTCAGAAGAGTCGTATTCAAGAGAGCCTAACAGCTTAATATAACGAGAGTCAAAGTCAAAGAACATAATCTCCGTAGGCTCTACAACCATAACGTGTAGTGCTCCCGGACTGTCTATATCGCGAACTGTAATAGTTCCGTACTTATGAAACTCTTCAACCATCCTAAACTTATCTTCATTGCTTATGATTCTCGTTTGGTACTGTTCACCCTCTGAAGACGCGTATAGTAAAACTCCAAGCCTTTCTTTCATCGACGCGCGAAACGTAGCTTTAACGATTCTTGATATTAGCTTTCTTGTCCTACCCATGTAATCACTCCTAATAGTTTTATACCTAATAAAAGGAGACAACCGCAAAAGTTGTCTCCCCTGTACATCAACTATTTCGATGGGCGTACTTTAACCTGAGAATCATCGCGTGGTTTAACGGGTCGTCCGCATAAATAAGGTCTTCTTCCGTTACCCACTTCACGTAACTACCATACCTACCCACTTTACCTTCGCTCACACTTTTAAGCTCTTCAACACCGGTGCTGTCTAGGTCTACAGCGTAAAGGTGCATAATCGTATCGGAAGCTTTACTCGGACGTACAATCCCCAAATTACTGGCTGCTGTCAGGGGAGCGCGAAACCCACCTTCCTCATATAGCTCTTTTAACGCACATTCCACGAGCGTCATCTTTTTCTCATACCCACCTGTGAGCGCGCAGAGCATCGGTTTGTCGCTGTGAGAAGGCGTTACCTCGTGTCTACCTAAATACCAACGTTTTCCTTTAATCGTCTTGTACGCTAATACAGCCACGCCTATGCCCCCATTAAACGAGGTATGTGCATATACGAACCAGCCATCCCTCTCCCGTACTTCGATTTTACCGTTTGTAAAGAGTACCTTTTCCTTCATAAAATCATCTCCTGTCTTCTTAGATTTTAATTGCCCCTACTCAATAATACGTGAGCAACAGAGGTTTAGACGTAATTCCTTAGTACCGTTTTTTAGTCATTCGCTGTCTCTATCATATATACTGCTATTCCAAAAGATATTAATACACCTAATAATTCCAACATATCATTCACTCTCCTAAAACAACTATACCTAATATAAGCACAGTGGGAAACAATATACTCCCAAGTTGACAAAATAAAAGAGCCAAACAAGTTGGCTCTCTATCTTATAGTCCCATTAAGAAGTTAATACCTTCGTGTGAGTTCAAGTATTCTTCGACATCATCATAATCCGCAACAGAGTTCTTAGAAATCACCGCGTTCTCTGTTTTACCCGAATGCCATAGTAAGCTTAATTTGTAAGCTGTCACTGATTCTCCTACGATTGCCGCGCTTTTAATTCTATCCATTATTTTGCCTCCCTAGTCACTGTTATTGTAGAGTGTAACGTTAAACCTGAAGAGCCGACGCGTGACGAATTTGAGATTGAAACTACTTTGTAACCCATTTTTAGGTGATCAGTTATAATCTTTTTAAGCTCGGTAACAGAAAGGTCGTCAGTTTCGATTATTTGGTCAATGGTTTCATCGTCTATAAACTGGACTAAATAGTGACCTTTCTTCTTGCGTGTAGCTACCATCTTTGTACTCTGTTCCTCATGCGCGCTTATTACTGCTACGATATTCATTATTTTCCCTCCAAAAGTTTATCAATATGTTTCATAGTCGTTTTAAGGCGTTTCAAATAGCTACCGCTAACAGATACGTAATCAACGCAAGCTCTGTCAAGCATTCTCTTTAGATAGTCGCTGTTGTTCTCACGAGCTTTCTGCTCTCCAAAATCACGTGTTCCATCGTCCACCCATTTTACGTCAGGCTCTAAGAATAAGCATAAATCGTAGTGGTTTCGTTGACCAATAGCTTCCACTATTCCGTCTTCTTTGTTCTCGTAAAGCCTAGAATAATAGTTGGTCACGTATGCCTCTGTGTCTATAAAGAGAACCTTATTTGCCTCTTTTAGCTTGTCCATTTCATTAACCTTATGACGCATCGCAATTTCAGCAAAGTCTTCAGGCATGGACATCACCCGATCCCCAAACTGCTCATAGAACTCTCTTCCGTATTCAGAAACATAAGTAGTGTTATACAGCGTCGCTAGGTTTTGGACTAAGGTTGATTTACCGCAAGATTCCGTTCCAACGATTACCACGCGCTTTACGAAATCTTGACGAACAACTTGTGGAACCATATCCCAGTTCGCTAGTATCCCCTCCTTTCGAAGTTTCGTGCCAGAAATAGGGTATTTCTTTCGCTCAACGTCAAGCAAGATATGCTCAGCTTCCGGATATAACAGCTTAAAGTACGTATCATATTCGTTTTCAGAGCTAAACACCGCGTCAATCTTTTTACCAACAGCTAACTCAATAGCATAACGCCCGTTCTCCCAGTCAGAGAACTGGCCAGTTTGCTCTTCGTAGACCGTATGAACAACTACGTTTGGTAGGTGCTTAGTTATCTGTTGCCACCAGCGATACCGTTGATTCCAAGGCATGTGGGGTAACTTTCCACCTTCACAAAGTTTCATTTCATATTTATGGTCGTGAGAAACCACCACGTGAAGCTCATCAACCATCGATGCCGCTAACGTCATCGCGTATACGTGTCCAAGGTGTGGGGGAAGGAACTTTCCCCCATACATACCAACTGTCTTACCCATTTACTCTTCCTCCTTGCGCTTTTGAAAGCTTAATCCAGTTTACGTAGCCATAAATGCTATTTACTAAGAACGCAGTCCACATAACCAACATCGAATAATTACCACCATCGCTCGTTGTAAGGGCGATAAACCATAACGCAATCGATAAAACATTTACTACAATCCAGATAA